TCGCGCTCTCTGCCGCCTTCTGCGCTTCTCCCGCCGCTGTGCCTGCTTCTGCCGCCTGTGCCGCACTGCTTGCCGCCTGTGCCGCACTCGTCTGCGCCTTCTGCGCTTCTCCCGCCGCGCCGCTCTCGCTGCTCTCTGCCGCTTTTTGGGCTTTTTCCGCTGCCGTCTTTGCGCTCTCCGCATCGGAGGCGGCTTGCTCGGACGCTTTGCGGTTTCGCTCCTGTTCTTCGATCCAATCCTCTTCCGTCCCTACATAGCCATGTTCGACGGCGATTGCATAAGCACTATATGCTCCGATCACTTGTTCTTTAGCCATAAACTGCGATCAACACTCCTTCCCCGTTGTCTTTCAAGGTGAAATCGGGCGGTGCAGCATCGGATGTTATGAGGTATAGTTTTCCGTCGGCACGTCCCTCAACGTAAAAATAACCGTTTTTATTGGCCAACTGCCCCGCCAATTCTGCCGCTTTTTTGGCTTCAATCGCCGCCGCCGTTGCATCTGATGTTGCTTCCACGCTCTCCTTTGTGGCTGTGATACACGATTCTGTCGCGGTTTCGGCGCTTTTAGCCGCATTTGCCGCATCGGTTCCGGCCTGAATAACCTTGCCGAGCTGTGCCGCTGCTGAATCCACCCACGCTTGCACGGGGTCTGGTGCGGGTGACTGCGGACTTCCCAGCGATTCTGCAACCCTCGTGGTTGCAATTGCTGTCTTGACGACTGTGCCGTCATCACTACGCACCGTGATTTGTGCCGCGCCCGTTCCGGGCTTACTGCCGATATCCGCGCTCGTGATCTCCCACGTCAGGATACCGCCCTCTTGTTTCACCGCCACCGGATACTCCTCCCGGTCAGGCTGCTTGACCGTGATCGATGCAATAACATCCGGATACTGGCTCAATATGCTTCTCAGATTGATCAATATCCGCGTCGCGCGATTTTCGCCGACGCGGCCAAGCAGCAGCGCTTGATCGCCAAAACGGTCAAGCGCTAGAATGATATCACGCATCACGATCTCTCCCTCGTCAGCCCATGTTCAGCGCTTCGCGGATGGCTTCCAGGTCGTCTGTGGTCAGTGCGGGATAATCCGCCGCGATATCGGCAAAATCCTCGCCGTTGGCAATGCGGATTCTAAACGCACGGGTCATAATGCGCAGCTTCAAAGCGTTCAAAGTTTTCATCTTTTTATCCTCCAATCAAATCAGCCATCATCAAAATCAGATCGTCGTTTGCAGATTCCAGCGCGTCCGTGCGCTGCTCCACGTTGTTCACGCGCTCCTCAGTCGTCAGCGGCGGCGCGGGCAATGCGTCAAAGTCCGCGTCCATCTCGGCCTGTGTCCGCTGCGCAACCAGCCCGTCTACGAGCTTGTAGCGGTACACGCCGCGCTCATCCGTCAGCGGCATCGGCAGATAATTGCTCTGCGCGTGATGGTACTTGTCACCATATCCTTCGTCAATCTGCGTCCAGCTGCTGCCTTCGACAAACCCGCTGCTGTTGATGGCTGTCACGCGGTTTTTGCTGTCAGTTCGGACCAGCACCCCAAATGGTTTAATCTGCACGTTTTTTCACCATCCTTACAAATCCGCAGTTATCTCGACCGTTGAAACGTAATTGTCGGACATGACGTTGCTGTAAAATCTGCACGATGATTTTCCGATATTATCAATTCCAGCAATATTATTGCCGACATACGTTACAGTTGGTTTATCAATGCGTTTTTCTACGTATTGCACAAGCAACTCATAAAAATTAGCATGAACTGTTGTTTTAAGCATCGCGTTTGGGGACAGCTTCTCGTAATATCTCTTGCATTCGGCCATTTCCACCGCATATCCCTTCGGCGTATATGGCGGCAAGGTCTCAGCCGTATATATTCCTTCGTACAAAGCAGCCCATTCGATGTTTGCTTCGTTTATATTTTTGTTTTCAATGGATAACGGAAAAAATCCATATTGCTCGATATCGTTTGCAACATGTTCCGACGACAGAGTCAGCAACACAATTTCGTCGTTACGCCTATAAGCAAACGTATATGCCTTTCCGTTTACCACTTCCTCTTTAGCAACACGGGTCTGTATATAAGCATAGCTTTGCGCCTCTCCGGTTGTGTTCCGGATGCTTATACCGCCTTTGTAAATTGTCAGAGATGCCTTCCCACCAGAGCTTGCCGCCGAGTGTCCCAGATACCAGCGGTCAATTGTCATGCCAAAACCGCTTTCGTATACTGTTTTGCCTCTTTGGTTTATTGGATTCGCAAAGTTGCTGTTGTCCAGCAGATTTCGCACGCGGATGTAGTATTCCGGTGCTTTGCCGCCCAGCTTTGCCGAATCGGATGCCTTATCATTCTCCCACCCCTTGGCTGCTGTGTCGGCACGTTGTGCGGCTGCATTGGCACTCGCCGCAGATGCGGTAGCCTGCTCAGTGGCTGCATCTGCTCTTTGATAGGCACCATTTGCCGCCGCCGCCGCTTTCTGAGCCTCTGAGGTCGCGGTTTTCAGTGCATCAAGCTGCGCAAGCAGCTCATCAAGTGACGGGATTCGTGCGCCCGGATCAATGATTGCGTCCGTCGTGCTACGGGTAACATAGCCGTAACCGGCAAAAACCGTTTTGCGCTTATCTCCGAATTTGATTTTCACCGCAAGGCTGAACTGCCCGACGATTGCATAGCAGCTTTCCGAGAGCGTTAGACTTACGATGTTTTTAGCCGCCGTGCCTGTAATCAGTACTGTATAGCCGTCAGCACGGATAAAATATCCGTTCACCTGTGCGTCGCTCAGATCAAGCTCTTCACCGCCGCTAAACAGCAGAAACTCAAAAGAATGCGCGTCCTTGTCGCCTGACGCATAGAGCGACTTGAGCGGGGTCATCTGAATTTCAGCGTCAACGTCAATTTTGCGCTTGAATACGCCGAGATTCAAAGGTCATCACTCCTTTACCAGCTTTACAAGCACGCTGCCGTTTTTGTTGCGCTGAATGGCTGCAAGTTCGGTAAATTCTTCATAGATTTCGGTTACGCCGGGTTTTGTCTCGTCTGTCTTTTTGATTTTGCTGTTGCCCTCAAAGTCAGCGGCGATTTCGGACAGCAGCCGATTATCAGGGAGTTCGATCATCAGGCTTCCAGATTCTCTGGTTGGGGCGAACGCCCAGTTTACGTCAAGCGTCTTGCCCTTGCTCGTCGTGATTTTCATTTGCGGATTCCTCCTTCATGCTTAAAAGGGCTCTCCTTACCTTATCAATCTGTTGCATTGCTGTGAGCAAACGGTCAAGGTTTGATCTTCCCGCCGTTTGCACATCATTCAGAAGAATAAGCGCATTTCCGAGCGCAAGCGTCATTCCGTTTATATCGTCCATATCATCAACTCCATTTCAAATATTGAATCGTTGAATAAGACAGTCCTGTCACAAACGTTTTACTATCTCCTTTTACGCTTTTTACTGTCCCATCGCTGTTCAAAATGATTTTCGAAACATACACAGCTGTCTCGGTGCTTCTTCCTGTGGCGACATTTAGGCTTTCCAAAGATATAGGTTTCGTATCTAAAATCATCGAATTAAATATAGCTTTATTGTTTACGCTAAGAAAGTTCGTAACTACACTTTCGTTCATTGTCAGCTTAAAATCTGCCAATTCAGCGGATAGCTGGTCTGCCGTGACGTATCCTTTCAGCGTGATCTTGTCCGCTTTCAGCTCGATTTCGCTGTTCAGACCGTCAATGCTGATTTCCGCCGTTGAGACGCGCTCACCTAGATCGCTTACGGTTTTCGTATCCGCTTTTAGCGTGATCAGTCCGCCGCCTTCTGTCGTCGCTTTGATTGCTGCATTGATTTCCTCGGTTTTGGTTTTTCGGCCGACAATCATTGCAACCAAGCCGCCATTGTCGGTTGTGGCGGTTATCAGAGCATCGATGTTTTCGACGTTTTCATTCCAGCTTCCCGTGATTGCTGTTTTTGTTGCATATAGGCTAGCGCGATTCGCCTCAATCTTTACGCCCGCCTCTTTAACCCACGCTTCCGTTGCGCTCGTAAAGGAATCGGTTTTTTTAAGCATGTCGAGTACAGACGTTTTCGACAAGCCGGTACCCTTGCTTCCAACATACTTTCTCGTGCTATTTTGTGACGATCCGCCTGTAACGGTGTTGTCTATCCGCACAAGGTCTTCCGCTGTGTCGCGAATGTTGCTGGCAAGTGTCAATCTTACGCCGCGCGGGTCGCCGTAAACGTCGGTGATGCTGCGCACAAGGATTCGCTCTTCCATCTTCACACCGTAATCAGGGAGCGCGAGCCGGAAAAGTCGCCCGACGCGGAAGGAATCTAGGTTTTCCCCCGTCGCGGTCGCCAAATCAACGCCGTTAATCTCAATACTGTTTCGCGGGTTTTTGTGGTCTTCGAGGTATCGCGTGATGTAGCTTTGCAAGCTCTCGGCGGTAACGCCCTCTCCGGCCGTGATCGTCTTTGTGATGATTCCCCATGTGCCGACGGTCGGGCCGTCGATGTAGTGCGGCTCTGGTAGGCTCTTGCAGTAAATCCGCGTGCAGAACTCGTCGTCAGACATCGAGACGCTGGCGCTTTCAAGGTTTCGGCTCAGTCGTCCTTCGCAACTCGCGGAGGTCTCGACCGATACGACATTCACCTTCCAGGGGAAGCCGTGCGTGTCGTCAAATTCGAGCGCGTAGCCGTCTTTCTCGTCGCCGACCACTTCCGTCATCGCAGACAGGATGTTGTTGCAGTCATATGCGTATTCGATGCTTGCGCTTTTCGCGCACGTGCCAAGAACCCAAGGTTTTTGACCGTTTATGAGCGTCGTCTGGTTTGCCAGCATCGCCGTCAGCACTTCGGTACACGTTCCACTGTACTTCCCCTCGCCGGGAATGATCGCGTCGCCAAGAATCGCCGCGCTGTGTTCTAGGTCAACGTCGCCCGTGCTGACATAGCTCTCAGATGTGCCAGACACGCGGTAGAAGCCCGCGCTGCCGTCGATGGTATAAAGCTCCATCCACGCATGAAAAGACACTCCCTCGCCCGGAGGAAGCGTCATGGAAGCATCATGCGGCGGTACAAGCCGCTCGTTGATGGACAGCGTAACGGGATGGAGACGGCACACCTCGTGGAGCTGCGCGTCAAGCAGGCGCGGAAGCCTTACGCTCATGTGTAATACCCCCTCACGCCGAATCTCGTCTTCGCATTTCCATTCGTGGAGACGGACAGCTTGCCAAACTTCCCGGCTTCAAGCCGCAGCTCGTCGCTTGATTCTGCTGTTCGCTTGCTCAGTACGCTTTCACTTCCGATTCGCGCAAAAAAAACGCCGTGCTCGTCCGTTCCGACTTCAAGCGTTGAGTTGAAGGGAAGCGCAAGTCCGGAAAAGTGCAGCACGGTTTGTCCGGCTGTCAGGTCTACGGCCGTGATCGCGCCCGTTCCGGCGTTTGTCACGCTTGCCCACACGCGGGAATCGTCCGCAAAGCCTGGCGCAATCATTTGAGCTTCGCCATTCCCGTCGATCATCACGTTTTGCGGGTACTCACTTTCCCAAAATGGAATCTCAAAAGCCGTGAACGTCGCCGTCAAGCTGTTTGTCCAGCGCAGAGCGGAGAAGTTCGGCAACGTCTCGCAAATGACGTGCAGCCGCCTTTCAGGTCGGTCGTTCGTCGTCAGAATGCCGCCGAGAATCGCCCACTCCGTCACTTTTTCCGCGATGAGGGCGCGGCGAACGGTATTCTGCTCGTGAATTTCAAATTTTACTTCGACGCTCAAGCTGTTCGTCGTGCGCTTCGTGATTCTTTGACCATTTCGTCCGGCAAGTGGCGTTGTCGCAAGATCGCGCACGGGCGAAACGGTGCTTACATCAAGCACATAGATTGCCGGGTCGATGCTTGACAAATCAATGCCGTTCAGCCGGCAAGCATATCTCGTCATCATACGTTTGCATACCTCATAGCTCTTGTGCCCTTTGCGATGTTGCGGCTAACACGCTGCGTCACAAGATCACCCACTCTATCCGCGCCCATGTATACGCCCACGCCGTCAAGTGCTTCGCGCACAGCGACAGCGACGGCTTGACTGATGCTTTCCGTGTTAATGCCTCCGGTCATTCCTGCACGGTATGCCGTCGCATCTGCGCGATTCAGAACGGTTTCTCCGGCGTGGAGCTTGGCGACGAAGTTGTCATAGGGGACATAATCAAGACCGGTTGCAAAACTGCGTCCTGCTCCGCCTGTATTTTTCTTCCCCCAATTCGAGGGGTTATACCACGCCGAATCCCACGCAGCGGATACTGCGCCAGCAATACCGCCGTTATCCCATCCTTCTTGGATGGATTTTGCGCTCTTTTGGACATTTGTTGTATTCAGGCTGTCCACAAACGAATCCCAGGCAGATTTAATATCGTAAACCAAATCGGAGATTGTCTCAAGTGCTAATCTCACGCCACTCATAAACCCTTCCGGGACGTGCGTATTGATAAAGTTTGTGAACGCTGTTTTCGCATTGTCCGCCCATCGTTTGATATCTTCCCAGTGCGTAATAATCAACGCAAGAACGCCGGAAACAATCAAAAGAGGCGATTTCATGGCGATCCATGCAGTGACAATGCCGCCGAGAACCGTTGCCGCCGTCTGAAAGAGGGGATCGTCAACAAATGCGCTGAAATCCTCGAGAAATCCCTCTACGTTTTCGGCCGTCTCCTTGTCAAAGCCATTGAAAAGCAGCTTTAAAAAGTCCACAACGCCCGTGAAGATCATGCCTGCAATGTTGCCGAACGAGCTGGCAATATCAAAGAGCGCCTGTGCGGTGTCGCTCGGCTCTTCTTCGCCGCCGCTCCACGCCAGAATCTTGTCCAACAGATCAATAACGCCGTCAAAGACATATCCGGTCATATCGCCGAGGCTTGACGCAAGCATGCCAAGACGCATCTGTATGGTTTTGTCAGATAGAAACTCGCTCAGCTTTTGCACGACCGGCGTTAGCGATTCGTAAAACGGAGCGCCCACAACTGCCAGAACGTCTTTCCACACGCGCTTCAGGTTTCCGGTGACGTTCACCCAGCCTTCCATTTCACGCGCTGCTTGCCCGGTTGCGCCGCTCTGGTCATAGATTTCTTGCGCAACGTTGAGCATGAGGTTCTGTTTCTGTGCTTCAGTCAGATTTGTCCATTTCGTGCCGTACAGCTCGACAGCTTTGGCGTTTCGCTGGCTTTCTGACGTGAAAAGACCGATGGCGTCGCCCGCCTCAGTGTTGCCACGCAGGAAAGAACGCAAGCGCACGTCTGCGTCCTCAAGGCTGATGTCGTAGTATGCCGCCGCGTCAGCCGCGATACGGGTATACTCGTCCATCATCGAGAGTGCCCCTGCCGCGTCAATGCCTGCACCCTTGAACTGACTGAACGCCTTGGTGCCGACCTGCTGCAAGCGCGTTGCAAGGATGCCTGTGTCATTGCTGACGCTGGCAAGAACGCCGTTCGCGGCTTCCTCGATGCCTTCAAAGGTTGCTGCAAACTGCGCCTTTTCTGCCGATACGTCGGCGGCGGCAGTGATCGCATCCTTGGCAAAGTCCGCAATTGTCGAAAACGCTCGCTTTACGCCGTCCGCAATCAGCTGTGCCTTTGCAACCATCCACGTATCGAGCTTTTCAAAGCCCTGCTTTGCACCCTTGATGCCCTGCTCGTATTCCTTTGAATCCAACCCGATCTTGGCTACAAGCGTAAATAAATCCACGCTTTATCCCTCCCCTCTTGCTTTTTTCCTTCTCTCGTGTTCGGCGATCAGATCGTTGATGATCTCCTGCCCCGTTCGGTTGTCCTGCTCCACCAGCCCGACAAACTCCTCATAGCTCACGGGTTCGCTTCCCATCGCCTGACAGATGATAGAAAGCATCTTTGCACTGTACACGTCTCCCAGCCACTTTTGACGATCATCTGCCAAAAGGTCAGAGAGTGCCGCAATTGTCGGCGGTGCTCCGTGCCTGTAAATCGCCGCCGTTACAGCTTTCCGACCGTACGCACGGACGACGAAAAAAAATCCATCAGCTCGGGGTCTGCGAGTGCGTTTTTCAGCTCCTTGATGGTCTGCATGCCCTTCTGACTGCGGATTTCCTCAACGGTCTTTCCATTGATTGCCGCCAGAATCTCGAACGTGTCTTCTCTGTGATCGCCCAGCAGCAGCGGAACGAACTTGCCGATCATCATAGAGGTCTGCTGGATGTTGTTCATGCCGCTTTTGCTCAAATCGGCGATTTCCTGAAAGGTTTCTGTCGTCTTCTTGTCAAAGCCGATTCTCTCAAGCGGTTCTGCGATTTTGCAAAGGCAGACAGACAGCTCTTCGCCGTTCATTTCCGAAAGTTTCATCTTCTTCTCACCTCAAAAAAAGAAAAGCGCCGAAGGCAAAGCCCTCGGCGTGTTGTTACTGCGCCGCTTCCTCGAAGAAGTAGATCGCGCAAGGCGCGTAATCGTTGTTCTCCACGGTGTCTTGATATGCGTGGAACTCGACCGGGATTGTTCCCTCTCCCTTGTCGCTGAAAGTCAACGTCACGCCCGTGTTGTTCAGCGCATTGTCAAGCACGATGGCGACAAATCCCTTGGACGTGTTGCCGAACCAGACGAGATTTTGGATATAGTCGCCGTCTTCGATGTTGGTTCGCAGCTTGATCACGGTCTTTTTTCCGACTGTGAAGGATTTGTCCTCGGTATTCTCAGCCGTGCCGAGTGCAAGCACGAAGTTATCCGGCGTGATCTCCATAAGCGTCGCGGTCAGCTTGATATCCCAAGCATCAATCACCGTACTGCCCTTGAACTCATACCGCTTACCGTCGGCTTCGATGCTGCGCATGGTCGGAGACGCAGTAAACGTGCCGCCGCCTCGCGTCGCGCCCAGCGTCTTTGTGCCGTCCTTAATGGCGGCGAAAAGTGCTTCTTCGAGCGTGCTGTATTCAGTGTAGGTGCTCAGGTCAAAATTTTTGAGAAAAGCACCCGCGTTGAGCTGCAACCGCTCGAACGTCTGCGGTCTGACAGCCGTAACAGGTTTGCCCATTTATATCACCTCGATTGATATGAGTTGATTTGAAAATTGAGATAGGCGACTTTGATTTCCGGGTTTGCGATGGGCTGATACTGTACCAGCGGGTCAGCGGGGCGAATAGCGATGTAGCCGTTCGCAGTCGGAAGCATAACCAGCTCGCCCACCGCCCTCGTGATCTCGTCAACCTTGGCGTTTATGCCCTTGTAGCTCTCAGACCGATACCAAACGCGTGCCTGATGGCTTGCAGCGTTTCGCCAGTCCGGCTCGATGACGGTGTAGGTGATATATGGGAGTTTCGCGTTCTCCGGCACGTTGCTTTCCGGGTATGCGTCAATGCCGAACCCAGAATAAAAGCTGTATAGCGCCTTTGCCGTCTCGGTCATGTCGGAAGCTCCCACCTCTCAGCCGTCACTTGCTCAAAGTCAAACGTCGCCACGTCGGGCGGTCTGCTGTCGGTGTAGTCGCTCGTCACGCGAAAGATTGCCCCGTCAGAAACGCGGCGGAAAACCTCGTGATACTCAAGCGCAACGCCCCGCGCCGTCGTGATAGTGTAGACGCTGGAAACGCCCTGCTTCTCGGCGACACGCGCTTGCAAGCTCTGATCTTTGACAATCGCCGCGTCGAACTCGTCGCCGTCCGCCCAACTCGTTTCAAAGCCTCCCTGCCCGTCAGGAACGCGCTTTTTCGTCAGCATCACGCACGGCTGTGAAAACCTCTCGATCAGCTCTGCGTTAATCATCGCTTATCCTCCGATAAGGGGCAAGGCGGGAGGCGAAAGCCCCCTGCCAGCCCGTCGGCGCACCAGTCGTGCCGGATGCGCGGGAGTAACTGTAACCGCCGAAACTCTCAGAAACCTTGTCGGTCACTGGGTTCTTCTCCGTGTACGCGGTGATTTCTGCCGCAAGCTCTTTGACGCTTTTTGGGATTGCTAGCGCCCAGATTTCGCCCTTGAAGGTTTCATCCGTCAGTGTCTCGCCGCTCTGATAGACGTGCAGCCCATCAGAAAACACGCTGCCCTTAATGCGGTAATACTGTCCCGGCTTCAAAAAGTCAACGTCAGGGATGCCGGAAGCGATGGTGAACGTCCCAGTGTCACACCTGACGGGAAACCAGTTTCGCAAGTGCGTCAGCACCGCTTCAAGCATGTCCATAGCTTACTCCTTAGCCGCCGACAGACGGAGTGTCCTTGGCCGCTGCTTTGGCCGCTGCTTTGGCCGCTGCCGCAGCGGGCTTGGCAAACGTTGCAACCGCGATGCCGTCCAGATACTCCGCCCAGAGCTTCATGCCCATAAGCGCGTACATGTCGCCAGTGGCGCGGCTGTAATCGCCCTCGGCGTGAACGCCGATCAGATTAGTTTCGCCCTTGACGGTGTAGTTCAGTCCCAGCTTGCCGAAGTCGCTGTCGCCGGGGTCGATATAGTACAGGTCGATGTTTTCCACCGGAGTGGCGATAACCTTGTTCTGCGCGATGTACTTGGTCGGCAGAAGGAAAAGAGTGCGGTAGCCAAGGAAGTTCTCGATGTAGTTCACGCCGAAGGCGGTCTGCACGGTGATATCCTTGTCGCCGAGGTAATCATAGGCGTCAAGAATGTTGGCAAAGCCCACAACCTCGGTCACGTCCTTGTCCATGCCTGTGAACTTCTCAAGCACCTTTGCCTTGCCCATGGCAAGCGCACGCTGCCAGCTCGTCTCGCCGGTCACTTTCAGGGATCCGGTGCCGAGGAAAGTGTAAAAGTCGGTCAGAACCTTCGTTTGCAGGGCGTTGATGAACGCCTCGTCGGTCTTTTCAACGGCAACTTCCGCGCCGTACTTGGCGACGCTCTCAATGCTGACGCTCTTGGCGTACTTGGCAACCTCGATGTCGCCGTAGGTCGTGGGCGCAACCTTGAGCTGGGTGAACGGGATTTCCTCGCCCTCACCCACGCTCGTACCGCCTGCAAGAGTGCCGTCAACCGTCGCTTTGTAGGAAATCAGCTTCGTGCCGGGGGTCTTGCGAATCGGGCGCATGATGCCCATGATCTTACGCAGCGCGTCCCAGTTGTCGGAGAAACGGGTAACAAAATCGACCTCTCGCGCTTCGGTGGTAAACTGCGCGGCGGTCGTCAGTCCAGTTTTAGCAGCCATATTCTAGCTCCTTTCGGTCATTCGGATTCAGCCGCCATGCTTTCGGCAAGTGCCTTTTGGCGTTCTGCCGTGGAAAGCAGGTAGCGGCCTTTGTCGTCTTTCTTATAGATTTCTTCGCGGCTCATCTTGCCGCCGCTGTGAGGCGGGTCGGCAGGGTCGGCACCGTCCGTTCGTTTCTTCGGGATGAAGTCCGCATAGTCGGTCTGGATGTCCTTCTTCACGCCGTCAGCGTCTTCCAGCTTGCCGTCTTTGACCTTCACAGCGGAAAGATCAGTCAGGCGTACAATGCTGTCAGCTCGCTTTCCGGTGATGCCCAGCGCGTTAAGCTGCTCCCGGTACAGTCGCTCGGCCAGTGCCGCCGATTCTTTGGCGTTCTGGTCGTTCTTATACTTTTCGAAAGCCGCGTGCTCGCTGTCATACTTGCTTTTGTAGTCCTCTCCGCCGCCTTTGGCTTTAAGATCGTCCAACTCCTTCTGAACGTCTTCCAGCTTCTCAGCGTCGGCTTTGTAGCCCGCCATCTGGCTTTTCAGCCCGTCAACGGTTTCCGTGTGCGCCTCAACCACGCTGTCAACCTGTTCCTCGGTCAAACCAAGCGCCTTGAGAAATTTTCTCGTGAATGCCATGTTTACGCTCCTTTACTTCGGGGGCTATTCTTCGCCCTTCGCTTTATATATGCAAACGGCGGTACTTTGCCGTTTTTGCCAAAAGAGAAACCGCTGCTCTCAGCGGTACTTGTCAATTTCCTTGTTTGCCTTCGCCTTGATTTTCTCGATCTTCCGCGCCAGTGCGCGTTGACCTTGCCTTGTGCCGGTCGCGGATTCTCGCTCCTGTTTGATCTCTTTTCGCGCTCCCCGGCGGATTTTCTCGCGTCTGAACCACTTGATAAGCCCCATTTTAACCTCCTGACAACTCGTCTCGCATGATTTCCTTATACTCTTCTCGGTGATCCTCAATCGCGGGTCTCAAATAGCGGTGAGGTCGCATGAACGATTTACCGATTCCACTTCCTCGCGTCGTCGTGAACTGTTCCCATTCAGGAGGTGCTTCGAAATGCGGTCCAGTGCCCAGTTCAACATACGGTGCATACTCGACGTTGCTTCCCACGCTCACCACGTCGTCGTCAACCCTGTGAGTGATGCTGTTTTGCAGCGTTCCGCCGATATATCCTTTCTTTCCCGTGCTTTCCTCTGTTCCCTTTGGGCACTTGTCTTTTGCGTATGTTTCAGCTTTTTGACCGATAGTCTCAAGCGCCCGCGCCTTTGCGCGTTCCAGCTCTGCCAAAAACGCCGCGCTGTTGTCGATCAGATTTCCCGCCATTATGCGTCTCCTTCCATCCTGCCCACTCCGCGTAGGTCTTGAACGGTATCGTTTCGCGTGTGATGTTGTCGATCCGCGTCTCATTTCGCGGCGGATATTTGGGATTGTACGACACGAGCGTACACCGGCAGTTGTACACATTCGCGGGTCTTGCGTTCGGGTCGCCCGGACACATGATCTCACCCAACTCGCTTTGAAACGGCTTGTCCACGTCTACTCGCTGCCCGTCAAGCATAGCGTGAGAATGGCGCGTGTGGTTGTCCAGCGTCGCCCGCCACTCCTTTTGCAGCTTGATACCCAGCTTTGCCGCCTGATGATAGCTTTCAATGCGTCCCGCGTTCTGTGCGTACGTCATCGCGGTTCTCGCGTGTCGCCTTGCGCTGACCTCGTTCGCCGTCGTCACGCGCTGCAATCGCTTCACGACCGTCTCAAGCGGTTCGCCTTGGATGATGCCCTGCGTGATCTGCTGCGTGATCTGCGTATGATTCCAGCGCTTGTCCGCTGGTATATCCACCTTTGACGGCGGCAGAAGGTCGGGTTGGTCGCGGATAAGCTGCTTGACGGTTGATGCGTCGTACAGCTCAAATCCCATGTTTATCCGTGCGCCCTTTTCAAGCATATAGCTCGACCAGTTGGCATTATAGGCAAACACTTTCGGGGTCGTGTCGTTGATGATCTGCATAGCAAGCTCGTTGCTGTGTGTCAGCGTCTCCGTCATGTTGGAAAGCATCTGCCGCCAGCGCTTTCCCTGGAACACTTGCCCCGCCAGCCAATCACGGTACGTCTCTTGCGTGATCTCTCCCGCTTCGAGCTGCGCACGGTACTTTTTGTCGTCCCTGCGGAATTTCGCGATGAACTTATCGAGCTTGCGCTGGATATCAGCCGCCGCGTCAGTGTACACGTCGCGGATGCGCCGCTCTAGCCCTTCGATTTGCTTGTCAGTCCATCGAACCGCCTGATCTGTCAAGCGCCGTCACCCCTATTTTCTGCGCCAACGTTTGTTCACTCCATCCCAAGACAGGCCGTTTGCCTTAGCCTCGGCTCGCAAATTGTAAGTTTGCCCGCTGATAGAGTTCACCTTCGACCAGTTAATTCCGAAGGTTTTTCCATCAAGCGCACCATGCGCGACTTCGTATGTAAGATGCTGTGTTCTGTTTGTTTGGGATGTTTTTGTGCGCGTTACTGGCTGGGCATATGAGAACGTCAAGTTTCCTTTTCCGTCAGTCGTGGCTTCAAGGACTTCCTCTTTGTGATAGCTTCCGCCCCAGCCTCTTGCCTCGCGAAAAGTTCCCTCGATAATCTGCTTTTTTGCTTTTACAAGCGCTCCATCGCTTGACCCTTTCACAAACCCTGCACCGCCTCCGCCGCCGGAACCGCCGCCGCGCCCTCCGAACAGCTCAAGGCTGATTTTTATCACATTCTTCCCTCCTTTGCTCGAAACGCTTATAGAATGTATCAACATGGATGATATTTCCACGCGCTTCCGCCGGGATGTTGCCGAAGAAAATGATGCCGGATGGATTGAGACGTTCTAGCATTGCATCATATCCGCGCATAAATGCCGCTTTCGCTCCTTGACCGCGTTGTGTGCCCACGCTCGATACGCTGACAATGGCATTTTGGGGTTCACCGTCAAAGCACCAATCAAACGTTTTATCATCGCCCCAGCAAATGGTAGGAATAACGTTAATTCCGTTTAGCTGCCAAAATGCGCCAAGCCAGTGCTTGCGATAGTGGTTGTATATCCCCAACGCTTGGGGAACATCTGCATAAATCGAAAAATCTGGCGACAGAACAGCAGCCGAATTGCGCAATCCGCACAGATACTTTGTAGGCGCATTCCATAGACGCTCAATTCGGTAATCATCGACGTACATCTGAACCGCTTCGGTTTTTGTTAGTCTGCGCGACAGGTCATTAAACGGCAACCACGCTTCAATTTCTTCCGGCAAAAAGCCAGGATGAATACGCGGTATTCCAAATTTTCCTTCGGTTTCGTCATTTCCGGGTATCCAGTGCCGCAGATTCTCATAGAGACGACTATTCATCGGCTTCCTCCTCCGATTCCTTGCGCACAAACCGCCCTTCCGTTTCTTCGTCCAGCCGCGCCATGATCTCCGGCACTTTGTCAATGTAGATGTTCGGCAGATTCTCAAGGATCGTCTGTCTGTCAAGATACGGCGCTTCCAGCATCAGCATTTGAACCTGTTCAAGCTGGTTGCTGATGCGGTTGCGCTTGTACGTCGGGAAAACGTCGTCAGGAACGCCGACGAGCGCCAAAAGCTGACGGATGCACACAGTCAGTTGATATTCAAAATCATCTGCGTTTTGGTCGAGCGCCTGATATGCGGCATTGATCTCCGTCGCGGTCTTGCTTCCAGCCTGCACAGTCTGTGCGTCAAACGCGCCGAAGTTGCGGTAGATATCGTCCTTGATCTGCGCCAGAAACGCGCTTCTCGATGCGCTCGGCGGCTCTTGCGTGTATGGCGTGATCTTCCCGCCGTCCTGCGTGTCTGCCTCCGCGATGTGCATAAATTTCAGCCTGTCGCGGAACTTGACCAAATCCGCATCCGACATGCCGCCGTAGTTTTCGACGAGCCAATAGATTTGACTGCACTCCGAGAGGTCGTTTGCGAAATCCGAGCATACAAGGTCGTATGCGTCAATCGCGCCGCGCATGCCGACGAGCGTTGACTGGTGCAAGTCGCTTCCCCAGAGCGGCACGATAGGCAAACCGCTGTAATTCTCGCCGCCGACGATAGTCTCCTCATCGTCAATCGCGGCTTTCTGCACGGTCAGCTTGTACGCACGCTTGGGCTGGTCAATCTTGTAATCGTCGCCCCTTTCGGCTTTATAGACCGTGAAGCCGTCTTCCTCGTAAAGTACGGCATAGCCGGGGTGATCGTCGTCAATGCGCCAGTAGCGCACGCCAGCACGCAAGGCGCTGTTGCGCTCATCCCATAGTGGTGCGAACTGATACGCGGGGAAGCGGTGCAGATGGTCAACGTCGAGAAATACATAGCAAACGCCATGAATCAGTGCCAGATACGCCGCGTTTGAAATGTCGGTGTCAAAGTCCTTTCCCAGCTTTTCCTTCACGCCATCGCTCGTGAACGTCACACCGTTGCCGAGCGAATACGTCGCTCGTTGTTTGTTGAGCTGCCGGAAGAAATTAGACGCGATTTGGTGATTGCTCGCCGTGTAGTCAATCGCTTTCATGCCGTTCATCGCGTACAGGATCGGCGCGGCTTCCATGATGGTTTTGTTCTTCTGTGCGTCGTAAAGGTCAGCGATTCGTGCCGTCTTGCAGAACTCGCTCGATTTGTGCTGGAAAATAAGCTGCTTGATAGCTGCAATGCGCTGCTCGTCGCTGTCGCCGAAATCGACGAAATCCTGATATGTGACAATTCTGCCCATCGGGCTATCACCTCCTTATGCAAAGAATGGGCTTTTATATTCTTCCTTCGGCTTGACAAGCCGCATGGTGCGCACGCCATAGCGCAACGCGTCCATTAAGTGATCGTTGACCTTGATTGGCTTGTCGTCCGCTTTGTCGTCCCAGACATAGCCGTCAAACTCTTTCCGTAGCTCCGGCAGATTGTCGAAAATCCGTACGTCGCCGCGCTGCATGCAAACCGCAACGTCGCGGATGCCGTCGAGAACGTCGTTGTCTGCCTTGCGCACACGGAAGGCAAGCCGTGAGCGCCTGAGTGCCGCGATGAACGATGCAGCCGAAGGGTCAATGATCGTCATCACGCCGCGCTGCTGGTCTTCCGGCAGGTTCTCGCTGACGAACCGCTCCATGTCGCGCACATAGTCCTCGTCAGTCTTTTGCACCTGCGTGTCGCGTCCTGAATAGCGATATTCGCGGAAAATATGCCAAACGCCCTCGCTCTTGCCCCATAACAGAGCAGCGAAGGCGTTTTGTGTGCCGTAGTCGATGGAAATAAAAACATCACGCCAGCGTGGCGGCGTGAACGGTGTTTCGAGCGCTGAGGAATAACCGGGGTAGATCATGCCCTCGGCAGACACACGCTTTCCCTCGATGTCCCGCTTATACCATACGGATTGTGGGTCGTACTGTGCGACAATTTCCGCGAATCTCTCGTCGGATATTGTCGCATTGTCGCGCATCAGAAACAGCTCGTAATTACAGCCGCCCGGCAATTCTCCGCGCTCCTGCTTTATGCGGTACAGGTCGATATATTTTTCGTATATCGGAGAATTTGGTGCGCTTGGGTTCAAGTCCCAAAAGAACTTTCTCAGCTTTGCCGCAGCGGTTCGGTTGAACGCCTCCTGAATGAAAGTTTCATGGTGAAGGTTGACCTCCGTTGCAATCCACATGCCGTAGCTATTTCCTCGGATTCTCTTGAAGCTGTCCGCTTTTCCAGCTCCGGCAAAAATTACAATTTTCTCTCCCGTCTTCGTTCTGACGCGGATGCAATCGTTCCCTCGGTATTTCCCCCACGTGCAGCGTCCACGGAACTGGGCTTCAATGCCCATTCCGTTACAGTCCCCGATATTCAGCTTTGCCGTTGGCGATGTTGAAGCACTCGCAAGGTGTATCTTGTCCGGGCAAGTTTCAAGCTCAGTGCAGAAGGCGAAAACATTATCAACCGTCTTTCCAGCGCGAACAGCTCCCTCAGCGATGTTATACATATTTTTTCGACAGGCGCGGATGTATGAGAGGTGCTTCGGACTAAAAGCAGGTACATATTTACGTGTCTTCATCGCCATATACCTCTTCACGTGTCGCGTCAATATCTTCGGTGTCGACATCCGCTAAGTCCATGTCTGCCGTCAAATCTTTATAAGCCGCCGTCAGATCGCGAAGCCGCCAACGCTTCGACGTGACCTCGCGCCTTCCTCCACCCTTCCCGGACTTGACGATGTCCTCTGCGCTCTCCGTTCCGATGCTGCCGGGCAGAGTGTCTATCTCGCTTTCCAGTCGGAGAAGCAACTTTGACCGAATTCTTGCAGCAATAACCGCGTTATTTGCGGCTTCGTCCGCTTTCTGCGCGACAATGCGCTCATTTGTCCTTTGTCGCACTTTTGTCGCGGTTTTGTCGCGGGTCTCTTTCCACTTTTCTGCTTTCGCTCTTCGCCCGACCGCGTCCTTGGAAATCCCGTACTTGTCAGCCAGATTGCGTATGGATGCGCCGCCCGCTATATACTCGGCTCTTATCCGCTCCCAGTCCACCGTCGACACATCTTCGCACTCCCCTTTTACCTTATAATTTTGCCTCCCTGCACATCCTCCTGAATCAGCATAAGCAACGCCGCTCCCACTCTGCGTCCCTGTCTGCGTTGCGTCCCGATCTGTGCCGGAGGTAAAGCACAAATCACCCCAAAACAAAAGCCGTGACATTCGCCGCGGCTTTGTTGCTGATTATAGCCCAGCGTCCTGCGCTTTGCGTTCTTCGCTGATTTTAATGTTATCACACGGTCGCACTCTATGTGTAGCTCCGACCGTTCTATAACTCTACTGCAAATCGCCTATAATCTCCCTCTTGTACGCCCAGCCCGTGCTTTCAGCAAGCCCTTGACGTGCCGTTGCCTCAGTGACGGACAGCCCCTCGACAAAATACGCCTTGCAGAACTCGCGTACTCTGCTGACCTTCTCGAGCGTTTCGATTTGCATGATGATCTTGTCGATCACGTCCAGAGCTGCGTATATCGCCGTAAAGTATGCCATGCTCGCGGCTTGCAGCGCCTCAAAAGCCTTATCACGCCGCATGACATAGGCTTCAAGCCCTGCACCGCTGGACGAGCCGGACGGCATGCCCGTGAGCTTTTGCGCCGTCAGATAGGCGGCTTTCTCTTCCTCGTAGGCTTCCTCCGCCCTAACATACGCTTTATGCTTTTTTCGCGTATCAAGCAGCGTTCGCTTGTCCGCTTCTGCCAACTGCATCATTAACCTCCTTTTTGCGCCTTTCGCTCTTTTCGATTCCGAGCATTTTTAAATTCTCCGCTTCTGTTGCTCCTCCCAGTACGGAAGGCTCATTTTGTTATACCACTCATTCCATTTTTCGTATTCATCTTCATATCTCGGCTTGAATCGGTCTAAATGTGCGCTTTGCATACATTCTTCGCACCGCGTATGCTTCGTCAGTGAATCGTGTGTATGGTATTTGCACATACTGCATGTTTTGTATGGATTACACACCCATAGCTGGCTTATCCAAATACTCTCTTCCAGCGATAACTTTGGGGTTGTCCATCCGCAGAATTTCCAACCATTCAGCTCAACTTCATACGCGCATTTGCTGCACCTATCTTTTTCCCAAGAGTCCAGTAACACGCCAAATTCATTCTTTGGACATAAGGGTTCTTCGCTTGCTATCCGATTCGACCGAACAATTCTTGCCGCCACGGGTGTTCCTCCCTATTGATATGTTTTCTGGCGTTCGCTATGCTTTTTTGAGCAATCAGCAGGTGCTTTTCGCACAGCTTTTTCCCTTCCGCGTGGGGCTTTGTGCAATACAGACATTCTTCCGGCGGCTTCCACCTCACGCGTTTATGATTTCTAGCGTTTTTGGACAGGTGAAACTGGCACCTAATTTTTCCTTGCACAGCCATCCGATTACATTCTATGCACTGACCTTTATTTTTCCGCTCCTCTATTCTGCGTATATTACTTTGTTTTTTCTTTGCTTTATGTTCGACGCTTTGATAATACTGCCGAGAGTAATCCTTTCCTTTCTCAAGACAATCGAAGCACCTGACATGTCCAATCATTGCATCTTCGCGTCCGCAAGCCACGCAGATTCCATGTGCCTTATACCATCTATACATTTCTTTGCTCGACACAAGTATCTATCTCCTCGCCTTTTTCTGAAATTTTTCCCAGCGCTCGTGACTGCGCTTTCTGCCCGTTCCCTCTAGACAAGCCGTGTAGCGATTTTCCAGCGCCGTCTTCCGTTCGTCGGCATACGCCTTGTATCTCTCGCATCCCGCGTGACAGCCGACCTCGCGGCTCACGCAGTCGCGGCATGGCGCGTTACACGGTGCCTCGCCTCCGTCTCTTCTCCCGCCATCTGCCTCGTCATAATGTCGCCAACCTCATACTTGCCATACTCATCTGCCGATGACTCGAACCAAAAGTTTACAATTTCCCCATTTTTATAGCCTTCGATGCAGATGGTATATCTTTCATCCTGATAACCATATTTTGTTACACGCCCAGGCGTGTAATACTTGTCGATGACGCGCCCACTTTGTATCTCATTTTTATTGTTTTGAATCACAAAGTTAAACGCAAACGCAATAAATACCAGATATGCAGCCAACATTATTGCGCAAATAATACCTAGTACGTCAAGCAAACGATCTCGCATTTTCTCACCCCCACGGCGTTTCCCACCTTTCCGTTTCCGTCGGTTTGCGTAGCCAACAACGCCAACGCCTGCCGTATATTTTTGAAATGTTTAATTTTAAATCAACATTTCCATTACCGACATACAAAAAATCGTTTTCTGCATATGCCGGTTCGCCTTCACTCTCAAATCGATTCTCGTTCCATAAAAAACCAGTATAGACTTTCAGCTCTTCCAGTGTCAGCACGCGATTCTTCGGCTCGGTGCGCTTTAACGCCAGATCAAGACCTTCTTTCTCATTTTGACCATATGGCGATTTCCACCCACAATTAAGACAAACGAAGAAGAATTTATGGAAATCTTCTCTGGGTACCATTTCTCGCCCGCATCCGGGGCATTTAGGCGTGTTATTCATGAATTGATCTCCTCTTGTTATTTTTCACCATTCAACAATTCGGTCATATTCACAATTGGCGTTGCGCTGCCTCCGCTGATAATCGGCAGCTGACCATTCCACTTTTTAATGTATTCTTTCTGGATGACTTTATCCGTAATGTTCTTCGATTCTACTTCAAGGCGATAACTTTCTGCGTCAGCTTGAATCCTAACTGCTTCCGCATCGGCCTCAGCCGCGATCTTCTTTTTTTCTGCATCAGCCTGTGCCTTAATTTTTTCACGTTCCGCTTCGGCCTCGGCAATGATGGTCTGCTGCTCCTGTTCGGTCTGCGTTTGCAGTTTCTTCTGTGTGGCAACCTGTTTAGCTTCCACCGCATCGGTAAAGGCATCAGAAAAATCAATATCCGTAATGGCGACATCTTTGATTTTTACATCATAGATTTCCATTTTTGAATAAATAGTTTCATAAACTTCGCTAGAAATGATTCCTCGTTCAGAAATCAATTCTTCTGCCGTGTATTTGGAAAATACAGCTTTGACAGCATCCAGGATGCACGGCTCCATGATTTTACTGCCGTAATCCTCGCCAACCTGTGAATAGATACGCCTCGCGCCGTCTTCAGACAGTTTGTAATTGCAAGTCATCTTGATATCGACCTGTTGGATATCCTTGCTAAACGCCGAGCAGACGACCTCGTACTTCTGCCAGCGGCAATCCATTTTGACTACCGATTTCCACGGTGGAATGACGTAGAAGCCAGGTGTCAAAACATCAGCTTCAGCCTTACCCCAATTTAAGACAATGCCGACATACCCTTCTTTAATTGTCGTTGCAGACGCGGAATCCGCGCAGGAAAAAGCGATAACAACTGCGACAATCAAAACAGAAATAATAGTGCAAACCTTTTTCATAATTTTCCTCCTGACTTTTACTTTCTATATTATTCCTTATCGGTTTTTACGCGGTTCTCAAGTTGCTCGATGTAGGCGAGCGCGTCAGCGACAATATCATGCGAACAGCCAAAGGTCACGCCGTCAACGCTGAACGTCCGCCCCTGCTCATAGGGGCAATCGTGACACGACCTTCCATCTTTGTGACACTCAAGGGCTTTCTTGATCTCGTCAGGCGTTTTCATCGTTCTTCCTCCCGTTTCCGCTCCTCCTCGATCTCCGCCAGAAACTCCGTCCACATTGGTACGTCAATCTCCGTGTCTCCCAGATTGTCAGCCTCGGCAATATCCCGTGCCATCACATACAGCGTCTTGTCGTCCAGCGTTGACAAAAGCGGCTTGATAAAGCCCATCACAGCCGCCGGCGCGTAGGTGCGCCGCCCCAGACAGTAGCGCACCGCGCAGATGCAGACAAAGCCGAAGTCCTTGGTGTTGGTGATCTTAATCATTGGTTTCCTCCTTCGGCGGTTTGGGGAGCGGCATCCAGTGAGTAACTTCACAGTCTACTGGGCAGTTATACACATCGTCCGGGGTAAATTGTCTATTCTCCCACCAGCCTTTTGGAACGAAATAATCATCATTTTCTTCGCTATAAGTGCCGTACTCCTCTATGTCGTTCCAGTTCCATCTGCTATCCTGTGTCAGCATCGTTCCATCCTCGTAGATAGCCGGGCAAACAAACCGGAAACCACCCCGGTTACAGTAGATAAGGACTTCCTGCTCGTTCTTCGGCAACTCGTCTTCGCCCTTGACGCTGATCCACTCCGGCTTCTGCGTGCCCTTCTCCGCCGCCAGCTTTTCCAGCATGTCGGCGGCTTGCGGATTTATGATGCTGCCGCAGTCGTAAAACCCATAAAGTGCGCAACCTGTGCAACTCGCGCTATCGCATAGCCTAAGCGACTTTACCAACTCTGCTACACTCAACCTCGGAATTTCGGGCTGCTTTTCGGCATATTCGGCGTATTTGCATACCTCCGGGTGTTCGCTCGTCGGGCATGTATCGCCGCGATACGGACACTCGCCATTAGTGCAGACACCTTCAAATTCGGCGTACCATTTACATTTCATCGGTCATTTCCTCCCCACTGTTCCGCCATTGCCTTTGCGATTCCGGGGAATGTTTTACTTCGAATCTTCGCTCTATCCTTTCCAGGCGAAAGCCGATACAGTCTCTCTTGTTCGCGTTTTGGCTTTGCCAGGAACTCCTTTTTTACGTTTTCCGTTTCTTCCAGCATAGGAAGCCCTTTCAACCACAGGCAAGTGCTTTTCTCTTCCGGATGTCCAAACTGCCACGGGTGGATAACCTGGTCTGCCTTTCTGTACAGCGTAGACATTACGCTCACAGGATTTTCCACTGCTATTTTCGGCACATCACATTCGACAAACCGCATGAAAAACGCTGCCGCTTCATATCTCAGGTATAGTGGTTTCTTCCCTTCCGCAAACCATCTCGCGCCAGAAACAGACAAATGTGTACACGGCGGATGCGCAATCAACAAATCCCACTTGCCCACCTCATGCGTTTGTCCATCCATCGTCACCACTTGCCCACCCTCGACAGCCTTTAGCGCATCGCCGAGGATGTGCCATTCGGGATGACCGCCGGACGGCTCTTGGATGTCGCACGAGTATGCCTCATGTCCTCTGGCGCGGAATGCTTTGCAGACCTCCTGCGATTCCTCGCAAGCTACAAGCACCTTCATTTTCCGTGCCTCCATTCACGTCCTCGGTTAATCTCCATCTTCGCCCGCATCGCCTTGTCAATGTCGATGCCCAGATACCCGGCGGCAGACAGTGCCATGATGATGACGTCCGCCAGCTCTTCGACGAAGTAATCTTCTTCTTCGTCAAGCACCGACTTTAAAAGCTCCTGATTCTCCATAAATACGCGCAGCGTTGCATGAACTCGTCTTATCTCTTGCTCGGTATTTACAATTTTGTAAATCTGCAAAAGCCCAGAATCCCTCACAACATCGCTATTCACCAACGTTTTCAGAAGATAGTCCTCATCCCACAGCCCGTGTTTCACCGCGTCATCGTAGATTTCATCGCGCAATTCGTTCAAATCGTTCATCTCGATCCTCCTCTAAAAATAACCACCATCGACGGAAAAGGCGCAGAGGTTTTCGCATTGCCAAACTTGATCCGCCCCTTCAAAAACCTGATTTCTGCTTGATGATAAATGTAGTCGTGAAAGGCTCGTGTGTCCGTCCGCGCAGGAATGAGCATCACCACCAGCGCGCCTTTCTGTGCTTCGTCGTGCGCTTTTCTGATCCACTTCGGAAGCTCTCTCCCATAGGGCGGATTGCAAAACACCCTTTTACCCCCCCAATTTTGGGAAAGACCGTCCTCCACCTTGGTAAAGTGATCCGCGCATTTCGCGTTCTCGTGTGTGCAGCACGGGTCAAGGTTGAAACGGAACTCCGCGTCCAGCTCGTCAAAAAGAGCCTGCGGCGTTGCCCACTCGACGGATGCGCTCGAAAATAAACAGCTATTCACACTCGAACCTCCTATCAAAACGGCAATTCTTCGTCGTCTGCCTGCGTAAATCCGCCAAAATCGTTGTGCGGTTGTGGCGCATAGGCCGTCCCGCTGTCTTTGTTCGCCGCCGTCGCGTATGCCCCCGGCGCGCTCTGTGTGCTGCTCTGCTGGTTCTGCGTCGTCAGAAACTCCACCTCGTCGGCGACGACATCCCACGCCGTCCGCTTGCTTCCGTCCTTTGCCTCGTAGGTTCGGGTCTGGATGCTTCCCGCCACGGCTACCTTGCGCCCTTTGGCAAGATACTTGCTGCACAGCTCAGCCAACTGCCGCCACGCGATGACGTTCAGGAAATCCGTTTCCTGCTGACCGGTCTGCTGGTTACGAAAGCGGCGATTTACCGCAATCGTGAAGTTGCAGACCGCAACGCCGGATTGCGTGGATCGCATCTCCGGGTCTTTCGTCAAATTGCCGATCAGAAAAACCTTGTTCATGCTTTTCCCTCCAAGTATTTTTTTATACATTCCGCAGCTTCGCACCATCCCCGGCACACCGCCGCGCAATAGCCTTGTTTTTGCAAGTCATGCAGCCATAGCTTTTGACAATCGCTGACCGTGCCGCCCTTCGTCCGCTTCATCTCGACAAAAAGCCCGTGAAACTCGCCACGCGGAACAGGCAGGAAGATGTCAGGCACTCCGCTTTTCAGCCCCTCAGCCTTCATCCTGCCGCCCGTCATCCAGCTTCGCTTTCCTTCGTTGGGAATGTGGAACATCAGCGCCAGCTCGGGGTATTTCACGCTCTGCATCGCCGCCCAGCGGAAAAGGGTCTGCTGCTCTTCAGATTCAGTCGGTACTTGCTTTTTCACGCGCTCGCCCCTTTCGCCGCTCCGATTCCCGCTTCATCCGCGCAATCATCTGTGCTATGGTCTCGTTCTGCTTCTGCTCGTGCTCCTTCGCAGCTTTAGTCTGCCACTGCTTACGCTTCTTTTGCCGCTGGTATAGTACCCGCGCATACTCCCTGCGCCGCTTCTCAGATTCAACTGCGTCGCGCTGAATGCTTTCAAATCGCGCTTTTTGCCGTTCCTCCAGCGGCTTGGTCACTGTCCGATAGCAGGTATAGCTGCAATACCAGTCGTGCTTTTTGTGTGCCGCGCTGCTCCACAGCTTGTATGCGTACTGCTCTCCCGCCCGGAACGTCTTGCCGCAAACCTCGCACATTCTCTCCGGCGCGTCCTTTAAGCCGACAGAATAGCAGGTCAGCGCGTTTTTGCCTGAAATCAATGCTATCCCTCCACGTCGTCCAGATTGACCACGATGCTCTCGAAGTATCTGTGCCGCTCATCCGGCGTCATCTCCCGCAGCTGTTTCGCGTACTCGTCCATATCGTCGCTTGCGGCTTGCAACATCGGCGCGTCTCGCCCTCCGGCAATCATCTGTCTGTCCGCGTCGATCCTCGCCCGCACGTCGCCCGGCATCATGCGAATCTCCTTGTGTACGGCAGCCCGCGCCGCGAAACTGCGTTGAAAATTGCTTGCAATGACGCTCTCGCTCACGCCGTCATTGCTGACTGCCCACTCGTACAGCTGGCTCGGCGATCCGACGACCTCCTGCACCACTTCCGGCAGCTCGGCAAACCGCTCTGCGCTGTGATACGCGCTGTCCTTCAGGGCTTTTTTGACCAGCCCCCAAGCGTTCTGCGGGGTCAGCTCAAAGCCGTGAACGGCTTGGTTGATGACGTCCAGCTTTTCACGGATTTGCCCGACCACAGGCGGAAAGCCCTTGGTGTCGTTTGCAATAAACGTCTTGACCGCGTCGCTGACAAGGCTTGCGTCGTCGTCAGCGAAGAAACTGAGCCATACGTTGGTCATCGCCTTGACGTCGTTCTCACTCAGGTTGGCATAGAATCGCGGATAAACCGCGCCGATAATTGCCAGAACGTCGCTCATCTCTGTAAAGGTCACGTGACACCCTCCCTGCATTTAAGCGATTGCAGCGCGAACGGGTTGCGGGTCAGCACCTCTGCATCTCCCGCCGTTCCGCCGCCGCTCTCAGTCGCTCTCTCTGCCCATGTGTACCCAGCGGACTTCTCCTTCCGCAGAATCCCGCCGACATACCTCCAACTTCGGCATTTCTCCGCCGCGCCCTGAATCCTGTTGATTGCCTTGATCAGGTTGTCCGCTCCATGTTCTGCCCGCAGGTTGTCCATGGTGTCATAGTCGCTCATCGCGCTGACGGGCAGCCCGACGCGCTTTGCCGCTGTTTCCACGTCCTGCTGTTCCTGCCGCAGTCGCCGCAGTTCGTCGTCGTCGAGGTCGTCATAGGGGGTAGGGGGTACGTAACCACTACTACTACTCTTATTCTTATTCTTATTCTTATTCATATTCTTATTCTTATATATGTCGGTTTTGCTTTCGTCTGCTTCGGTCTGCTTGACTTCGCTTGCTTCTGCTTGCGTTTGCTTCGATGTGCTTTCGTCTGCTTCGGTCTGCTTGACGCTTCCGCCCTTTTTACCGCTTGCCCGCTTGGTTTCAAGCGATTCTGCACACTGGTCAATCTTATATTGGATATACTCCCAGACATACCATTCAGGCGCGTCCTCCTCAAACGTCGGCAACTCTTGGCGGTATGCGTAAGCCATCATGGCCATAAATAACCGCCCACACTGTGCTTCATCATATCGTTTGATAAGGATCTCAATGTCCGGGAATACCTTCAGGTAATCCAACATTTTACGTCTCCTTTCGTGGTTTTTAGATTGTGGCAAGCCCCGGATTTGAACCGGGCGCGTGGGCAAGGTGCTTCGCGTCAATCTTGTTTGAGAAGGGAAGAAAAGGAAGAAACCTTGACGAATAGGGGGGGTGTTGCACCCGCGCTATGCCTTCCATGCTTGCCGTGTTGCCGCTGGTTTGACCCAGCGGCGAACCATTTGGAAATGATGATTTTTATTTCGCGGTCTTTCCCGCCGTCGAAAAAATGGTGTTGCTCGTCTTTCCGAGCCGCCAGTATGAATTTGCTTTATTCGGTTTTTGTGTGGCATTGCGCCGCCTTTCTCTTCGGCGCGGTCGTTGGATAAAGAGTGACATGCTTTAACACTTCTGCTTGGTGGTCGGTGGTATCGAGCCACCCCTGCCCGCCCGCGCTGCTACCCGCAAGACAGGCTGCTCCCTGAGCTGACCGCCATGTGCAAGGGTTTAACCCTTGCGGTTTTTATTGTTCCTTGTCTTCGGGCGCGTTCTCCGGCGCGTCATGTGCTGCTCCTGTGTCTGTTACATCTAAGATGCCGTCAGGCAACGGAGATTCATCATCGACCAGCCCCGCGCTTATATCATGCGCCGCTTTCAGCGCGGCGGGCGATGCGCTCTTGTAGTCGATGGACATAACGCCCCAGCGTCCGAGCAAGCGGCGCATGACGGTTTTTCGCGCCATAGCGTCCCAATCGTCGCGCCATCCTTTGCCCTGATTCTTTCCCTTGCGGTTCTTCGCTTCGTGCGCCTCGATCTGCTGAACGCTCATGTACACCGTTTTCTCCGTGCCATTCACAAGGCGATAGTAGCCGACATAGCCGATGATCGGCAGTTTCTCACGCTCCGCCTCGTCCTGTTCCCAGCGGAACTCGAAGTCTTCTGTCAACCTGTCGCAGGAGATCAGCTCTCCTTCACGCACATCCATGACGTTCAGCCGCTTGTATGCCCCGGTTCTGAGCGCAAGCTGAATCATGCCTTTGTAGCCGAGAATGAACTGCGCTTCCGGAATCTTGATCCAGCTCCCATCGTCCATCTTTTTGCTATTATTAAATGGTACGATGTACGCAAATCCGAGCGCGTTATCGACCGGAAGGTCATAGCTTGCGGCTTTGAGCGCCGCCTGAATGACCGTCTGAGGGGCTTGACGAACCGCCGCCGTCAGGTTTGCATCCGCATTGCAAAGCGTGATGACCGCCGAGATAAATTGCGGCGCTCGATCGCCCAGCAAATCGTTCAGGCGTTTTTTGTAGCCCTCGGAATCGAACATGCCATTCAGAATTTGGTTGACGGTTCGCGCCGCAACGGGCGCGGTCGTAGTCGCCGCGACTGGTGCGCGGCTGGCGGTTGCGTTTGTGATGATTCCCGCCGTGTTCCTTGCCTGTCTTTCCATCTTTTATGCCTCCTTGACCATGAACCGGCGCGTAGGTGCGCCAATCTTAATGTATCTGTCAACGATTTCGGGGTGCTCTTCCGTGAGCCGCTTGGTGTCAATGGTCTTTCGCGGGCTGCTGTTTTTCCAACTTACGATGTAATTCGCGCTTTCTCCGCGCTCAGATTCGCCCATGCACTCCTTGATGCGCTGCTCATACAGGGCTTTGTCCCCCTCAAGCTCTTTGATTTTGCTCGTCAGCGTCATGTACTGACTGATTGCATCGTCGCAGTCAAGCGTGATGGTCGAGCCGTCAGATACGGGATAACGCTTGGCTAGGATTTCATCCGCCGCCTTGCTTCCGTCAACGGGCGGGCATTTGCCTTGCTCGACGTACTCACGCCAAAAGAAATCCTCGGCGGAGATGAGCGCCTTGATCTGGTCTTCGTTCTCCTTACGCTTGAAGCTGTATGTATACATTCCACGACCGATGACCAGAACCACGAGCTTCCATTCATCCCAGCCCGTGACTGCAAGGTAGTGCATGCACTGTGCGTAGTACCAGGGATTGATATCCCCTCCGGCAAAATCGGTCTTCGTAAAAGAGGATGTCGTCTTGATCTCAACGCCGATCCGCTTGCCCTTGACGCGTCGGTCGATGTTCGCCAGCATGTAGGGATGCTCAATACTCCGCATCATCTGATTGCATCTGACGATGTTCAGACCGCTCTCTTCGGCGTATCGCCTCGCGACGTGATCTTCAAGTACGTTGCCAAGCCAGATCGCCTCGCTCTCGCTCTCTTCCTGCGGCTCATCCGCGCTGGTCTTATCCGCCCAGACCGTGAGCGGCGATGAGAACGGGTTCAAGCCGATGATCGCGGCCGCATCACTTCCACCGATGCCGGCTTTTCGAGCCGCGAGCCATTCTGCGCGGCTCATGTTGCGTGTGTCCTTGTACACGGTGTAGATTTCTTTCATTTTCAAATCGCCTCCGCAAACGTCCATCCGGTGCCGAGCAGCTCAAGCCACTCTGTCGTGCTGATGCTGTCGGCGCAATCCTCGCACAAAATCTTGTTGCCGATCTCCGCGATTTTATTGCCCTCATAGATCGCAGTCTTGCACCTGCTGCACTGACATACAGGCACATCGGGTTCAGCGTTCGGACAACCGCTCAGGCACGGGAAGCTGTGGCAGATATCACACATCCTTCTTTCCCTCCTTGTCCTTGTCCATTTCCGCGAGGATGCAGCACACCAGCAGCAGCGCCGCACCAACCACGCCAACCGCCAGCGCATACGCAAGCACCATGCCCAGCCCTTCAAGCAGCCGGGCGAAGAATCCGATAAACTGCGCTTTAAGCATTGATATTTCATCCTTTCCGTGCTATAATAGATATGGTTTAAATTTTCCATTGGCTTCCGCTCGTGTTGCTGCACGGGCGGTTCTTTTTTTACCTTGCGATTCTCAAGCGCGGCAACGCCACGCCGTCAAACCCTGCCTGATACTCAAGCCCTTCGGCCTGCATCAGCTCGTACAACCTGCGTTCTTCCAGCTTGGTCAGCGTTTCCGGGTGGTTGATCCGGTTGTACAGCGTCTTTGTGGAGACGCCGAGGTTCAGCGCCAGCTCGGTCTTGCTCATGCCGGACACGCCGCAGAGCTGACCAACCTGCCGCCGGAAGAGATCGTCTTCCGCGTCCCAATTCCGCTGGCGCTTTTTCATGGTCAAACCTCCTTACTTGTCGGGATACAACTGCTTCCAATCAAACCCCAACCGCTTTCCTATGACTTTTGCGTGCTTGATGCGCAATTCAATCTCGCCGCTGACGATTCGGCTAACAGCGGATTCAGTTAAACCCAGCATTTGCGCCAAATCTTTTTGCGACAGTCCATATTTTTCAAGCACTTGCTTTAATCTCAAGCTGTAACCTCCTTTTTCTTTAACTTTACTCAAGTATACATCATCCTTGAGCAACAGTCAAGCGTTTTTAGTAATTTTCTTGAGTTTTTTTCAAGCCTATTTACTTGAGGAAAAATCAAGTTTATAATAATAAAAAAAGGAGATTTCAGCATATGACTAATAATATTCGTGCATTGCGCAAGGCTGCTGGAATGACCATGAAGCAGCTCGGAAACCTGATGGGCGTTTCTGAATCGACGATAAGCCTGTATGAGAATGGCAAAGCTGAACCGGATATTGCAATGCTGCGAAAAATCGCAGATTGTTTCGGCGTTACCATCGATTATCTTTTGACCGATAACCCAAAAGACACAAAAAAGCCCACATGTCATACATGCGAGCTTTCGGATGAAGAATACCGACACTTAATGAATTTTAGGGCTTCATCAGATGAAGGTCGTCGGCTTTCGGATGAACTTTTGATATACGGCTTTCCAAAGTCAGAAAATACTTTTGCTGGCCAGGGGTCAGCGTCCTAAAAAGCAACAACGAACGATATTCCCGATCATTCAAAATCATTTTTACCTTTTTTGCCTCAGCTTTTGTTGTTTGCATAGTAATCACCTCGTCTAATAGTCACGCGCAAACGTGCTGACGCAAACGGTTCAATTTGGTTTGTTGCTTACCCTCTCCGGCGGCGGCATGACGAAAATTTGTTTTGTCGGCTTCGGATAGATGATGATGACAATAATCATGACGCACCTCCACAGTCGTTATGATTGATTTTATGCACAAATGCACAAAAAAAGAATAAAGGAAGGGCTAAAACAATGAGAAGGTCAAAAACTGAGTTCCTTTGTGCCGCGCTTGGAACGCTGTACTCGATTTATCTGTTGGCGTATTTTGCAGATACTGCGGCTGGTTCGATTGGCGGCTCTATCGCCACGATGATGGTAACTCCCCACATGCTGATGTGCGTACTGGGTTCAATTTTTGCATGGATTGCCTTCTTTAATAATAAGCGCGGAATGGCGCTGACTGCCGCAATCATGTTTTGCGTCGCCGCCGTGATGTTTACCATGTACGCGGAACTTTGCATCCCGGAAATCATTTTGGGCTTTATCGGTTACGTTAGAATCGGAAAGATTCTGAATAAAGAAAATGGAGGGATTCAGTCGTGAAAAAGAAACTTGCTATCGTATTGGCGGGCATGATGTTATCTGCCGGAGTTGCAATGGCCGAAGTTGATCTGAAGAGTATGTCCTTTGATGAGCTTGTCGATTTGCAAAGCCAAATCCTCGAAGAAGTTGTAAGCCGTGAAGAATTTAAGTGCGTATCTGTCCCCGCTGGTGAATACACCGTTGGAAGTGATATTCCAGCCGGAAACTACACTATTACAAGCAGCACAAAAAGTTCTATGGTAACACTTTACGTGAACGGCTTTGAATCTGCATATCATCTGACAAGCACAGACCCGGTCGTTGGCAAGCTGACTCTTAAAGACGGGGATATCGTCTCAACGTCCGGCACATTGGATTTCTCCACCTATAAGGGGCTTGGTTTCTAATCGCTTGGAATGAAAACAAGCGATGTTTTGTCGACGTCGGCAAAACATAAGGTCGCGCTGAGCGACAAAAAAAGGCGCGTCCTGATGGGCGCGTCTTTTCGTTTTAGCCTTTCATGGGGCAACATGGTACCGGTGGGTGCGTGAATGCGATGCCGTAATCCTCAAGAGAGGACGAATTGCCGAAACAATTTTCCGTCTTAAAGCATTCGATCGCTCTGTTAAAAGCCATCTTCTTTTGCTCGTGCGTAAGTTCTTCCGGGAGCCCCTTCAAGCAAGCTCGCAGATTCTCCACGATTGCAAGCACGATTGTGTTTTCATCCGCGTGCATTTCGTTCTCCTCAAGCATGGCCTCCGGGAGACGCAACGCAAACATTCGATTCACATCTTTCATGTGTTCACCGCCTTTCTGCTTTTTAGTATATTCGGCCATCCGTAGAATATACTATCAAATAATTATCAAAAGGGGGATTTTTTATGGCAAAAGCCAAAAAGCTGCCTTCCGGTAACTGGCGAACACAGGTTTACCTCGGCAGTGATGCGGCGGGAAAGCCCATCGTCGAATCCTTTACCGCATCGACTGCCCGCGAATCTGAACGTCTCGCCGCCGTCGCCGCTGCCGATCGCAAGAGGAAGAAGAAGCAAACGCTGACGCTCGGTCAGGCGATGGACGAGTTTATAGATACTTGTAGGGTGCAGGGCTATTCGCCGTCTACGATTCCGGCGTATGTCTCGATACGGGCAAATGGCTTTCCAGCACTTGTCTCTTTGCGCTTAGATCAAATCACAGAGCGAGATATCCAAAAGGCGATTGACACAAGAGCTAAAGATCATTCCGTGAAAACGGTTCGGAATGAATTTTACTTCTTGCGCTCAGTTTTGGGAAAATACGCCCCCGATCTGAATCTGTCTGGCGTCGTCATAGCCAAACGCCGAAAATCGAAGAAACAGCTTTTTTCTGAGGGCTGGGCGCGAGACGTGCTGACCTACGCCAAAGAGCATTGGGAAGTGGATTTCTACCTTTATTGCTGCTTCATCGTGAGCGCAGGTTTACGCCCATCTGAGGCATACGCTTTGACGTGGGGTGATCTGTCCGCTGAACCCGTCTCCGCAATCAGCAGAGATGGAAGGGTCTACAAGATGGGGCTTTTGAGCATTGACAAAGCCACGGTGCGCGATGAATCCAGCGCATATGTCGGAAAAAACGTCACAAAAACAGATGCAGGAGAGCGGGTGCTTCGTCTCGATTGGTCTTTCTTCCAAAATCTGTACGATTGCAAGCCGCGAGGTGCTGACTGTGACCAAATACTGACGTTAAAGCCGATGCTCGTTGACTACAGGTGGAAAAAATGCAGAGCGGCACTGGAGCTTCCAGAAAAGATGCGCTTTTACGATTTGAGGCACTTTTTCGCAACATCCGTCGCCTACTCCGGTGCGTCCGAGGAAGAGCTTGCCCGCGTCATGGGTCATTCAACGTCCGCCTTCTCCCATCAGGTGTACGTCGAGCTTTTCCGCGAACGGCAGGAAGAGGTCAACGCCAAAATGGCGGCTGGAACAGCAGCCTTGTACGGGTCTGTTTCGGCGAAAAAATAGCCGTTTTTGAGCATCATTTCACACGAAATTTCACACGAAAAATAAAAAAGCTAGTAAATACAATGAAAAATAGTCGTATACAATGGGTTCAAGTCCCATCTACCGCACCAAACAGGAAATCCAGAAGCCGTAAAGGTTTCTGGATTTTTTCTTTTATCCTCTAATTTTTCGCGTGTAAAATTTTGCTCGTTTCGTGTACTTCTTTCCCACAAGAGTGCAACCATTTTCAAAATCATTTCACACGATAATTCACACGCAAAAAAGGTCGAGGATTTATCCCCGACCTCTTTGCTCATCTGGGCGCGTTTTCAGTTTTCGGATTGCCGCCGCGTATGCCTTCGGCGCGACGATCTGCAAGCCCTGAATCGTGTCTTCCAGCGCATCGACAAGCTCGGCAGATGACAAGCCTGCACACGCAGCGCGGAACTCGCTTTCCGGCTCTGCCGCCATCGAGTACGCCGAAGCGGGCGCTTCCTTCACATCCTGCACAGATTCACTCGCCATGTGCGCCCGAAGACCGTACAGCACCGCCAGACGTTCAGCGTCTTTTACGCTCGTCCCTTCGCGCTTGATCTTGGTGATGGTTTCGTCGATCTCTTTCAGGTCGATCAATGCTGCTCACCGCCTGTCAGGCGTTGCGCAGCTCGTCCATTGCGCGGCGGATGATTTCGCGCTGTTCGCCGGTCGCATCTCGCATAATCTCTTCCATTTTGCGCATCATGCTTTCACGCCCGTCGTCGCGGCTGTAATGCCCGCGCACGTAATGTTCGCCGCGTCGGTCGTTGCGTCCATAGCTTCCGCGCACGTCAGCACGCCACTCCGCGCTGTTGCTGTAGCCTTCGTCCTCAAGGATTTCGATTTTGTCAATATTCTTGATGGTGTCGGTCAGCTTGTGAACGGTTTCAAGGTCGCCGGGGTTCATGTCGCGCTTGGCGGCGATTTTGTCCAGCTCATCGCAAAGCATATCGCGCAAGTCGCGCATTGCTTTCATACCCATATTTTTCTCCTTTCTCATGCCTGCCGCGTGACGATCAGGTTTGCGTTGGCAACGTCAATCGCTTGCGCACTGATGTTTTTCAGCGCGACGGTTACGCAGCATCCACGCGGCACATCGACAAATGCGGATACGGAAACGTTGAAATAGTTCTCGACCGCCGCAGGGGTGACGATAGCGACGGCGCTATTCAGCGGCTCGCCGTTTATCGCCAGCGCAACGGAGATCGCCCCAACCGTTCCTCCGGTCGGAATGGCAATGTTCCCGGCGAAGTCCACAAAGTACCGCGCTCGGCACTGGTTCGTCAGGCCGCGAAGTGTTACGATTCCCGCGCCCTCTCGATGGACGATGCACGGAGAGCCGCAAATCGGCGTTTCGGTCAGCGGTAGATTCTGGCCGGCCGCAACAAGTGCTGTGCTGGCGTTGGTATACTCAGCCATAAATTATCTCCTTTCATAAGAAACGGCGGGACACATTCGCCCCGCCGTCGTTGCAGAATCAGCTCAGGGCTGAACAGCTCGGTCGCGCCGAACAGTTGCATCTCTTATGCGATTTTAGCAGCTACAGCCGGCGTTAGCAGCGCAGCCATAACCGTAACCGCCCGTGTAGGGGTTCGGCACCTGATACGCAGGGATGGCTACAGGCTGACGCAGCGCGTTGATGATCTGCGCAGTCTGCGCCCCCATCTCCGTGGTCAGCAGCGCCGACTGACGCTCCTGCGACGCGGCGCGGCGAAGATCGGTGTTTTCCGCCTGCAACGTTGCGATCTTGTCCTGCGTGAGGAAGTCGAGAATCGCACGGCTGTTGGCGTTCTGGTTGTCGATCACGTCGCGGGTGTTGCTGTTGAGCGTGTTCTGGATGGCGCAGAAGCCCTGCTGCATCTGGTTGCGCGTGTCACAAGCCTGAGTAGCGAGATTGTAATTCACACCCTGAATCGCTTCGCGCGTCTCGCAGCAGCAGTTCGCCTGCTGCATCTGCATCGTGAAGAGCTGCTGCATGAGCGCCGCCTGCTGGTTGGCGCGGGAAAGCTCCGCCGCGCTGAAACCGCCGTTGACGGCGTTGGTGATGGCGTAGGTGCTGTCACAAAGACCGTTCTGGATGGCGCGGATGCCGTTGTCAATGCCATTGATGGCAAAGCCTTCGTTGATGTCGGCGCGGGTCGCGTAGCCTTGGAAGCCCGGAGAATTTGCGCCGCTGTTGCCGAAGCCGCCGCCCCAGCCCATGCCGCCCCAGCCGCAGAACATGAAGAGGAACAGAACGATGATCCACCACGCGCCGTTCCCGTCTCCAAACATGCCGCCGTTGTTGCGATTTCCGCCCGTTACCGCCGCGATATCGGCAGGGGTCATTTCAGAGGTTGTCAAAGACATTTTCACACGTCCTTTCTTTTTTATGCTAACCGTGCGCACGGATTTAGCCGTTATAGACCTTCAAAGAGGCTTTGGAATTGGCGGGCGATGCCGTAGAGCTGATTAAACTGCTGCTGCGTCATCTTGCCGCTGTTGAGTAGGCGCTGAACCTCTTGCTGCGGATCACCGTTAAATCCGGCCTTGAACCGCTTGAACTCCTGCGCCATCTGCTGAAACTGTCCCATCTGTCCAGGCAGATGCCCAGACATTCCCTGCATCGCATTAAACAGCGGGTTGCTCATCGACTGCATCCTCCTTTTTTCTGTTCGGCTTTTTTGTCAGCGCATCGACCCGCGCCACAAGCACGTTGAAGTCTTCGCGGGTCACATACTCGGATGATTGCACGGAAGGCTCGGCTTGCCTCGGTGCTGTCCTCTCGGTGTAGTCAAAGATTCGCATCGACGGCATACCACTTGCGTCCGCAGATTTGAGATAAAACGTCAAGGATTCACTATCCATCAGCAGAACGCCGCTTCCGGGGCTGACCGGATAGCTTTTCGCCGCTGCTTCGCCCTGCACCCAGATGATTCCGCCGCCATTTTGAGCTGGCGCTTGCTGCGCTGGCTGCTGCGGCATGTACGGCTGCGATCTGAGCTGCGCGAGTTGATCTTGCATAGGCGGGTAATATCCGCCGTATGGCTGCTGCCAGCCTTGCATCGGATAAGCCATAAATTATCCCTCCCAATAGTAAAGGGGCGTTTCTCCGCCGCTGTCCCATGTGTCATACCAATCACCATTCACGACCGCGAGAACGTGTCCATTTGTCGCCAAAACGTAAACGCCACGCGGAAAGTCTCGGCAGAAGTCAGAAACCGTATAGCAGTCCGGGCACGTCTCCGGGATGCTGTGACGCTTGAATCCTTTGCGCCGAAGATATGCGCCCCAGACATGATTTGCGTTCGGCATGTCTCCAACGCAGAAACCATCAAGGCAAAGCGCGACGAATACGCTTTCCCACGTCTGGTCGGTCGCTTTGCTTACCGCTCTAATCGCGCAGTCGCCAACACGAGAACGAAAAGGATTTGGGTTAAATGGAACAAACACGCTCTCTCACCTGCTTCTGCTCCTATTTTTGCATAAAAAAAGGGCGCGCACCTATCCGATGCGCGTCAGAAATGTATCAGGTTTTTATCAGTCCCACATATGCTCGCTTGTCGCCTCGCGCCACTCATTCTCCATGTCGCTGACGGCCTTTTTCCAATCCTCACCGTCAAGGATGCGCTCGACGGCTTTTCTTCCTGCGCTGGCCTTGCGGTAATTGGCGGCGCAGGAGTAGCTTTCCGCGTGGAGCATCGCGGCCGCCATCGGGTATTGTGCGCTCAGCTCCGCCGGATCGCTCCCGGGCTTGGCGGGATAGATGCCGTTGCCGCTATCCACAGCCCGCGCGAACGCTTCGCGGTAAGTCGCTTGTTCGGCTTTCGCTGCTTCAAGCTCCTTCAAGCCGGGGATTGCATTGCGGAGATTCCGGCGACGCTCGGCGGTTTCGCGCTCTTCGGCTTCCTCGTCCATCAGCGCGGCCTTGATCTCCTGCATCTCGGCCGGATGCGCCTTGACCAACTTGACGGCCTTGTCACGCGGCGACACGGCCATCTTGTCGCCAATCAGAGAGAATTGAGCACCGGAGTGCTCGAAGATTTCGCGCGCGGCGGTGGAAAGCTGCTGCTTGTACTTTTCTTTCATGGTTTCTTCTCCTCCTATCGGGTTGTTCCCTTACAAGCATAATTGTAAATCATTTTTATTTATTTGTCAAGTGTTTTATAAATCGAATTTGATTATTTTTTAAAAAGAAGCCCCGGCTTTCTGACCGGGGATGTCTTATAGTTTGGTATAGGCTTTCAGGATTTTGTGGCGTTGGGCTGCGCCATCATACCAGATAAGCGCCGGCTCGTCGCCCCAGTTGCCAAGCACCATCCGAAGCGGATAAACAAGTCCGTCGCCCAGATTGACAAGCGGGTCGCCATCGCAATTCTCGCCGTCAATATTCGGGATATCGACGCTGATCTCATCATAGATATCACTTTGTGGGCATCTCCATGTATATACAGGATGGTATTCATGCGCCAGCACACCGTAAGACTTGTAAATTTTGATTATCATATCTTTCTCTCCCTTTTCAGATAATACGGCTTTGCTTACTCCCAAATTCGCCGCCAACAAGAATGCGCGGTAGCCCCTTGTACATGATTGCATCCTCGCCGCGACTGTCAATCCACTGCTTCCCGCTGATTGCATCGACGGTCAGCGGTTGATCTGCCGTCCAGTCCGCAAGAGTAAACTGCATACCCTCAGACTGGATCACCGCCATCATTCCAATCTCCGGGTGCTCGACGAGGTAGAAGATGCCGTAATCGTCGATCACCGTCTCGGCCATGATGGGCAGCGCCTCAGTGCGCCCGGTCTGCCAGTCATAGACGGCCAAACGCTGCGCGCCCCCCCGAAGGTAGGCGGTCGAAACGCCCAGCGCATCCGCCAGCGCGGGCAGAATTTTGTTTCCGGGGTTGCTCTTACCCCCTTCATAGTTATTGAGTTGCTGCGCGGATATACCCATCTTATCCGCCAGCTCCTTCTGCTTCAATCCGCGCAGGATGCGCAGCTGTTTAATGTTCATTTTTTCCGCCCCTCTCAAAAGATTACCTGCGGCTTATAATCGCCGCACTCACGGTCAAAGTGCATCAACGTCAGATGCACGCCGTTTTCTGCGCATGCGGCAATGACTGCCGCTGTAGCCGCCGTCAAGCCGGTGACGTAGACCACCAGCTCACGACGACCGCGGAAGCACTCCGTGTCCGTGTAATCGTTGCCGTTGATCGGCTGGGCGTACACAGACTCAACGCCCACGCGGTCAAGGATGAACTTAACCGCGCCCGCCTTGAGACCGTCAAAATCCAACGGGTTGACGGTCTCGGGGTAAATGTACTCCGTCACCGGCAGCGGGTGGCGGGCGGCGCAAAGGCCGCAAATTACCTTTTCCATTTTTTCTCCCTTCTTCGCCGTCCACGTCTGCGTGCGACGAAATCATGCCTTGTAATTGCGGCAACGGACGCCCGCGCCGCGGCGGGAACAGGTCAGCCGCTTACAGGACACACAAGCACCGACACCCTCACAGGTAATCGGCTCATATACCGGCTCTGCGTAGTAGATGGCAGGGTTTACCCCCGGCACCTCCCAACGGTTAGCCCATTGGGTTTTAACCGCTTCAGCGGGGATGGAGTCCGCCGGGAAGCTCCGTCCCTCGTAATCCGACCGCACGATCTCGTAACCGGTCAGCCGATACCCTTCGCGCGGAGGGAAGACAAACGGCTCCCAGTCCGGAGCGAGATCTGCGGAGGCAACGCGGCGCGGCTCTTGCTTGCCGTCCTCCTCGACAATGACGCGGTAGTCACTGTCTCCGGCATATTCGCGCACCTGCTCAGCAGTGATCTCGCGGCGGGCGATATCCTCGCCCACCAAATAATACTTTTTCATGATTTCCTCCTATTGGTTGATTCCTTTGTTCTTTGTGGTCATATAATACATCATTTCAATTTACTTGTCAAGTGTTTTTAAATTATTTATATTTATTTTTGCATTAAAAAAAAGCCCCGGCCATCAGGCCGGGGGATTGTCATCTTTGCGAAAGGATGATCTCATCCGTATTTTAATCTCTCTGATGCTGCGGCTGACGGTCGCTGGAGACATGCCCAGCGTCATACTGATCTGCACAATGCTGTAACCACGCCAGAGCAGGTCGAAGACCTGACCTAGCCGGACGTGCTCGTCAAAGCCGCAGTCATGGGCGATTTCCTCTTTCGTGCGTCTGTCGCAGTCAAGACGCACGGGAAACCGCCTCCTTTATCCCTCCTTGGGCTTGTCGTAGGTCATCGCCTGCGCGCTATCGCTGATGCCCTTGGTCGTCGGGTCGGCAATCACGCCGATCATGCCCAGCACCGTCAGAATCGCGTTGACAGCAGTCAACAGCGCGTCCTGCTGCACAGATGGCGTTACGCCAAACAGCGCCAGCAGATTATAGACAAACGCGATCACCAACGCCAGAAACGACGCCAGAAACGTCTTGTTGTGAAAGCGTACCAACCAGTTAATCCTCATACCTTGATATCTCCTTTTAAGTCCCGCACATCATGTTGGAGCTCTTTGACCTCGCCCTCAAGCTTGTACGTCCTCTCGACGATACTGTTGTGCTTGTTGACCTTATTTTCGAGCTGCTGGATGCGATATTGCATCAGCTTGTTAGATGCAAGCACGCCTGCAAGGCTGCCGACCGCGCTTGCAACCACCGGAAGCCATGTCGTCAATTCCACCTATCCGTCACCTCATCAGTCATTTGTAACCTTCCACCGCCCGATCAGCGTAACATACACGCCGTCGCTCCTTCTGAGCGTCGTCGTTTCCTCGCCGCCCGCGTCCGCAGCGTTCCCCGCATCGGCGTCCGGTGCGTTCTCGTCCTCCACCAGATACGCCCCTGCCATGTACCCCGCCACGCCGTTTTCCAGCTTCCCGAACACCCAGCCCGTGCCGCCCGCCTCGCGGATGACGTTCACCCGCGTTCCGTTCTCGGCTTTGGCGATGATTTTCGCCGCCGTGCCCGCGCCCTCGCGGATGTTGAGATAGCCGCTCGTGACGCTCACCGTCGCGTTGCCGAATTCCTTTTCCATTCCATTCACCTCAATCATCCTGTGCTTTCCCAGCCCGTTCCAGCCGTTCTTTTCCGTCAGCTCGGTTTCGACCGTCCCACCCCTGCTCTTGCTTGAGTGGACGACCGTCCCCCTCTCCGTCACCAGCCCGACGTGATTCACGTCGCCCGTTCCCACGCCCATGAACGCCAGCATTCCCGCCTTCGCGCCGGAAATGCCTTCCTGCTTCCATGTCAAGTCGCGGTATTTCGCGCTGTTTTTGTCGCTCTCCCAGAGCGCGTTCGTGCCTGCCGTCGTGTAGCTTTTCTCCCCGCCCGCGCTGACGCGGATGACCTTCTTGATGAGGTTGATGCAGTCCAGCTCATCATAGCTTGTGCCAAGCAGTCCCCGCGCCGTGCGGAGTGCTTCCGCCGTCTTAATCATCCCAAGCCCCTCCCGCGTGAATGAACCGCCCGATTCCCATCGTCAGCAGCATGCCGCATACCGCAAAAACGATAATCAAGTTATCGCCTCCTTAGTCAGTAATAGTGCCGTTAGTTATTCATCGCCGCCGTCGCCAAAGCAGCAATTTACAATCTTGTCATATACGTCAAGATACATCTCATCCTTATCTCCGTTGTAGGTGACTTCGAACATGAGATTATCAGGTGTCGGAGCTGCGAGAATGGCTTTGTGATTTTGCAGCGTCTTGCATTGCCAAACAACAAAAACATCAGTCCACTCGATGGGCTTTTTGTGATAGTCGGTAAGGAAGTCTGATACTTTTTTCTTCGCCTTTACCATAAAATCATAACTGGTCATGTCTTTCATCAATCTCCTTTTTTGCAATTTAGTTAGCAATGCCCATCATTCATCCTCTCCAAGCAGCTTCCCGACCTGTCCGCGCCACTTCTCCGGCACGCGCTCAAGCGTCATCTTTCCGTTTTTGATCATCCGCGCATAAACCTTTGCCATTTACTCCACCTCGCTTCCCGTCATCATGCCCGCCAGCTCGACCAATGCTTCTTCATGCTCAAGCGCGCGTTCTTCCAACGCCGCCACGCGCTCCTCCAGCGTCGCGCCGCTCGTTCCATGCTCCTTGGCGAGCGCGGACAGCTCGTCCGCTTCCTCCTGCGTGATTTCCAGCGCATCCGCCAGCGCGGTGATTCGCGCCTGCGCCGTGTCGGTCGTAAACGGCGTTCCGTTGGTCAGGCGGTTGTAGAGTACCTGATACTTGGCACTGTGCGTCTTTTCGTTTTCAATCATATGTCTTTCCTCCTGTTATTCGGTGATGTTCGTCGCCGCTGCTTCCAGCGCGGCAATGCGGTCGCTCAGTTTGGCTATCGTCTGAATGGGGTCGGCTCTGCCCGTCACCGTCACGCTGTCCGCGTCGGTCAGGACGGTGTTTGTGCCGGGGAGTGCCTTGATGGATGTGCCGCCCGCAGAGGTGAAGGGAACCGGGTTAGCCTGCTTGTAACAGATTTGCACGGGCGTTCCCGCGGCGTACTGGGCGGCGAGATAATCCATCCATTCTCTCAGTCCGTCGTTTGTAAGTGGATATTTTGCTCCCGGACTATAAACTGCATTAGTGCCAGGCAGTGTTATTCCTATAAATCCATTTTTCCCGTATAATTGATATGGGTAATGACTGCATTTTCCGCTTGTAGAATCGATCGCAGGCTCTGCGGCAAAAGAATCCAGTTTATCGAAGTCAATATAGAATAACGTTGAATAAATATGACATGGCTCTTGTCCTGTTAATGTTATACACCGCCACTCTCTCTGTCCCTCTCCCCTCACCGCGTCCACCTCGCCGCCGTATACGGTAGAGGGCAGGGTGAGCGTGTAAGCTAAATCGTCTTCCCGCCGCTCGATCCTCACGCTATCTCTGCCCTTTATCGGGCGGATGTTCTCCGGCGACGGGTCGCCGCTCCCCTCCTGCGCCGGCGTCCACGATGCCGTAACGCCCAGCGGATATCCCCCGAGCATCCCGTCCATCTGTACAAGTGTTCCGCTTTTCTCGACCTTGGGGCAGAGCATGTCCACAATATGCTTACTGCTCCATGTATCGCCGTCTATGGCGGTGTCGTCAATCTCCGCTTTGCTTTTTTTGAGCGCGTCGATTTCTCCGACCGCCGCCGTATAATCCTGCGGAATCGTCCCCAGCACCCGTTCGCCCTCTGCCGCGACCGCCGCGACAGACGCTTCCCCCTGCGCCGCGACCGCCTGAACGGATTTCGTCTCCTGCGCCGCGACCGCTTCCATCGCGCCGGAAACCGTCTTGTTGATGCGCTCCTCCGCCTGTGCGACGTTCGCTTCCGATGCCGCCGTTCTCTGCTCGCTCTGCGACGCCGCCGTCTTTGCGCTGTCTGCGCTCTCCGCGCTCCCTGCCGCCTGTGCCGCGCTCTCCTGCGCCAGCGATGCGGAAACCGCCGCCGCGCTTTTCGCGCTCTCTGCCGCCTTCTGCGCTTCTCCCGCCGCTGTGCCTGCTTCTGCCGC